ATCTGAACCATCATAAGTCCACCGGAAAGCGTCATGGCTATCATTTGAATACGAGCGGCCCTGCTTCCATCAGCAGACTTGAATAGCATATCCCCAAATAGGGAGATGAACCCGGTTGCGGCCATAGCACCCATGCTGGCCTTCATCAATCCCATTTGAAGGCCCGATAATTGCCAATTCATTTCTCCGGTTTGGTCATTAGCGTTATCCATAGCATCATCATAGAGCCACAGGGCTTCTCCCGATTGTAGAATAACTCGCTTGGTACCGAGAAGATTTTTCACCCTCAGAACCTCTTTTTGGTAGAGTGCGTCTGTTTTGACTAATTGCTTATCCAATAATCTGAGGTTGTAACTCTCTAATTCATTAATTTCTTTCTTTATTTTCAGTAGGTAGTCGTTTTTATTCTTCAACTGTCCCTTCAATTTCAACTTTGCCGCTCCCTTTGCCTTTTCCCAAGCCGCGTATAGTACATTCCGTTGTTGTGTATTGGTTTGAAGTATGGCTCTGCGGCTTTCCATATACAGGAGGTCTTGTGCCTGTTTGTGCTTCACACTACCTGCCGCAATCTCATGTATTATTGCGTCCCTCTCAGCCTTCTGTGCAGTCCACCTTTGAAGGTGTGTCTGTGCGTTAACTTGTGCGATATCTCGTTCAACCTTAATCGCCGCAAGTTTCAATTCCAAAGTATTGAACAGCCCGTCATTGTATATGCCGACGAGCCTATTGAGAGAATATTGACCTGTCTGCATCATCGAATATCCTCTTGACTCATTATCGAAGTACGCTATTCGTTGACCCGAAACCGCTCTCTGAATAGCATGGAAGGTCATCAGAGCAACCTGTAACTGCTTGATGTTGAGTAATGCCGCTAAGAACGGCGCGTACATTTTCTCAGCGATTTGTTGCATAGCCGAAAGACGACCAATCACCTGTCCCAATAGAGGGTACGCATCAGACAAAGCCTGCGTAGTTAGAACAAATTCACGGTAGAAATCCGCTTGGCGCTCAGTCGCTAATGTGGTAGCAGGAATGAAGCCTTCACCCATAGCACCCATCCACTTATCTAATTCTGCTCTCGCAACCTGTAATTGGTGGTGTTGTGTTGCCATACGGTCTGCAAGATATTCAATGGCGTTTCCTGCTTCGTCCATCACCGGTTTTGATTGTGTATAGCCTTCTGCCGCCAACTGATTTACTCGTGTTAGGTCCTCCATGAGAAAGACGAAACGGGCGTAGTGCCTGTTACCGGCAATAGCCTGTGCAAGTGCCATCCGTTGTCCTTGCTCCAACCGACCATATACAGGGGCTAACTCATTGAGAATGGTTTCCAACCCACGCATATTGCCCTCTGAATCTTTGACCTGCACTCCGTATGCTTCCACTGCGTCTGCGGCCCCGTTGATGTTGGCACCCAATCGAGCATACGCCATTCTCAGAGAGGTTCCGGCCTTCTGTGCAGATACCCCTCTTTCAATGAGCATGGCAGACATGGCGGCCATGAATTCAATTGAGTCCCCAGCGAGTGTGGCCGCTCCTGCGAATTCATTCATGGCAGAAACTATCTGAGGCATAATAGCGGCGCTGTTATCCTCTATACTGTTGAGAGCGTTAATTGTATTCGACATTTCCTTCGTAACATGGATGCGCTGTTCTTGCGCTTCCATCAAGGCATATTCCTCTCGGGTCACATCCTTGAAAACGAATTGGGTCTGTTGCATTAGGGAAATCATCTTCTCTTGCGCTTCCCGAGCCTCCATTTCACCGATAAGACCGAATGCGAGGCTGGTTTTCACGGCCGCTGGTAGTGCGGCTTCTCCCATTACAGAAGCCAACTGTGCCATCCGGGCCCCTGCTTGGAAAGATTGCTCGGCTGTATAACCAAAGGCATTTCCTATCTCTGTTATCTCTTGGCCTAACGCCGCTTGGTTTGCATCTCTTACGAATTTCTCAAACTCAATTCGTGCCAATTCCACATCTTCTGCAATTGGCATTGTAGCATTTCTTAATTCATCAAAAGGTGCGAAAACCTCCATCACTGCATCTTCTACATTACTCAGTCCATCCAGCATCAGCCCCTCAAAGGCAGTCATAGCGGCCGCTGAGTCCTTAATCAATCGACCGGCTTGAAAGGTACCTACAATGTCGAAGAAGACCATTGAGGCGCCTGCGCGTAGCACAATCATGGCTACCGCACAGGATAGGAGAATTAGGGGTGTGAAATCGAGCAGTAAAATCTCAATCATCCATTGTCCTCTCCACTATTGGCACCTCGGATGGGTACCCCGCTATCTCTCAATGCCTCAAACAATGACTGTTTGTTTGATAATTGTTCCCTTTGTCCTCGTCGCTGGTCACGACGAGCCACAGCCCCCTTTGCCTTGTCTGCTTTCGTGACTTTATCAGTCTGCTCATTTACCCGGTCGGCAATTTCCGATGCTACCAAAAGGTCCATTTCTAAGGCCCATTGACCGCCTTCACAGTTATACCGCTCGTAAAAATCAGCAGGCGTTGTTCCTTTGAACGACATACAGAGTGAGGGCGCTACTCGGAAGAAGGTACCAAAGGGATAGCACCCTCCGGGTCCTCGTCGCCACGAATCCACCTCAAAATTTCGTACATTTCAAGACTCGTCAAAGAGTCTATGTCGAAATCTTCTGTTAGCACACAAACTGGAAGCCACGCATCTACTTGAGCATCAATTCCTGCTCCGGCCTCATCTACTGCGGAGGCGAATTCCTCATTTTGTTCCTCGGTCCACTCCATCGGGTCCCCATAATGCCGAAATGCACGAAATACTCGGGCCTGTCGTGTTTCGATAGCGATTTTTTCTCGTCCCGACGCCTGCCGAACAAGAACCTTTGTGCCATCGTCTAATTCAATTTCCGTTTTCTTTACCGGCACTCTTCTTGGCCCCCTTCTTCACTCGCTTCTTCTTGGCTGGTGCTTTGGGTGTCGCTGGATGGATAAGAACCATAGTGGTTCTCCCTCCCTGCTTTGTTACTTCCCATACTCCATGCTCATCCTCAAAAGTTTCACTCATACTATCACTCTCTCTATTGGTCTTCCCATATAATATTGACTACAATGTCGTTTGAATCTTTCTGTCTTTCATATTTAATATCTATGATAATGTCCCCTGCTACAAGTGTTCGTAGGGAGGTTTGTACTGCCGCATCCATGCCTGCTAAGTCTGTCGAAATTTCTGTGACTGTTAACTTGGTGGGGTCAACTATTGTGTGTCCCATATTTCAACCTCATGCGTTGTAAGCAGTGGCGGATAATTCCTTGCCTTTGAGAATCACTTGCATAGCCTTGTCTGCACCGGCGTCTTGAGCATCGTATAGTGCGGTGAAATCACACGACATGGTGTTGGTGTCCCGTCCACTCACATTCGCAGAAGGGGTCCCAAAGAAGACATGAAAGATATTCAAATCGAGATAGGTGTTAGAATCTGTTTGGTCCGCGAAGAATAGACGAATTGCCGCCGTAGTGCTGGCAGGGTTTGAATCGTCACCATCAGCCGCAATCAACTCTTCGTAGGTAGGCTCATTCGCTGTGGCTGTGTAAATGACCTCGTTAAATTCAATAGACCCTGTAATTTCTCTTCGCTGTGCTGGCGGGGGCCTAACACAACTACTACTTCCAAGAGCGTATGAGTTTTCCATATCCCTGTTAAGGCTGATATCCAACGAGATAGACTTCACGGTAGCAGAAGCGGCGCCACCAGCAAAATATACAGTGGCTTCTGAGAAATAGAGGGCATTGAGTGCGTCACCATCAAAGGTAGGTGTAACAAGAGTGGCGGTTGAACCTTCTGCCTTCCCCATAAATCCAACTGAGAGCATCACATATTCTCCAAGATTCGCACTGATATTGAGGCTGTCTGCCATCATGCCTGTGTATGTGTGCATCTTCTGCTCTCGTCCAACTTGAATAGTCCATGAAGGCCATTCATCAGAGGTGGAGGTAGGCTCTTCCATAGTATGAATCTCATAGTCGCCACTTGTGGTTTGAGTATCGTCGGGGAAAAATGCGTACAACAGATTACCGACGAAATCGTCAACTTGGACTGCCATATTGATATCACCCTCAGAATACTCCTTTCCGGTGACGGCTTTGGAGGAAATAGGACGGCTCATATCCTCTCTGACCAAGAGGTCGAATCGGTGTTGGAGGGATTCATCATCACATTCGCCATAAATATACCCACTGCCGGGGTCGGTTCCGTAGGTAGCCTCTTTCACAATTCCTACATATCGGTTCAAGAAGTCATCCACTGTTGCCATTCCTACCGCTCCTAATGATTTTTCCACATATCGGGCGACACTTAAAGGTTCTCAAAGCCCTATCGGTGTCGCATATCTATTAATCTCATGTACCCCATGCGTAGTCTGTGAGTACAGACAGTATCGCCAGCATCCAATTTCACATCCAATTCTGCTTCATAGGAGATGATACTATCCGTAGTCCCTAAGAGTCCCGTAGTGGTGTACAATTCATCAAATACTTCACCCGCGATATTCAAACAATCCCTATATGCACTCTCATAATTGGTACCGCGAGTAGTGACGAAAATCATAGCATCATATTCTTGCCGAACCTTTGAACCGCCTAATGACTCAAAATGGGGGGAACGCAAGCCTTCCATAAGGACATGAATGG